AAAGAAATACCATTAAAATTGGCTGCGCCGGTTCCACTTCCTGAAATTCTTAATTGACCTGTAGTGGAACCTGCTGCACCACCAATGCCAACATTACCAGTTATGGTAGATGCGCCAACAACATCGAGCTTTACAGCAGGCGAACTCGTCCCGATACCAACATTACCGCTGGCGTCGATACGCATACGTTCTGTTGCGTTTGCTCCAGATGCCGCCGTACCAAATATCATACTAGCAGGCATACCGCCAGCAGCATTTACTCCTGAATCAGCCCGAATAAATGCTGCATTGTCATAAATAGCACCAACGCTCAAGCCATCAAAACGAATTTGACCTAAAGTTTGGTTGTCAGGCGTTGCTGCGCCTCCCACTCCTCCTCGAAGCATTTGGATATTGGGAGGGGCATAACCTGCTGCCTGATTGGACGTGACCAAAATAACAGGAAGACCCGTTGTTGAGGACGCGGTTATGCTCCCAACAACATCCAACTTTACACTAGGCGAAGCAGTACCAATCCCCACATTACCGGAGGAGTTGATACGCATGCGTTCTGTGCCATTAGTGCTGAACGTAGTTACGTTTGCTCCGGTTGCAGACAAAGCAAGCGTTCCAGCATTAGTGACGGATGGCGTAGTAACAGAAGTAGAGGCGGATACCGTAGTAAACGCACCAGTATTCGGAGTCGTTGCGCCTACCGTTCCGTTGATGTTGATTGACGCGGTGCCGGTAAAGTTGGTGACCGTACAAGAAGCGGGTGTTCCCAACGCCGTTGCGTTACCAGAAGCATCCAAATTAACCGACTTACCCGCCGGATACACGACAAACACGTCCTTGGTGCCAGCACTGAAGGTAACTGCCGATCCGGAGTTGGATGATGCCAGAATGGTGTCGCGGGACAGCGTGGTGCCAACCGAGGTGTACGTGCCGATGCCGACTTCCCATTCAGTCGTGCCCTGACCGGCGATGCAATAGTAGGTGGTATTGGCGTTGCCAATAGCCGAGAAAGACTGATACCCGATAGACGCACCGGCAAGCGTGATCGTGCCAGTGCCCGTGGTCGTGGTGGTCTCTTTTACGCGATCTTTAAGTACCAATGCCATATTATTTCACCGTAGGTATGATCTGCCAGTCAGTCGGAGCCTCACCGGTAATTTCCGTCCAACCCGGATTCGTATTCGCGGTAATAGACGCCCAATTCGGGTTGGTATTTGCGCTGATAGATGACCAGTTTGGGTCGGTATTTGCACCAACAGCCGCCCAATTCGCATTCTGTGTGTCGTCGATCAGGTTCCATAAGAACGCCCCGAGTATGATATCAGTTCCTGCTGCGACCTCGGCTACACCAGAGTAAAACACCGCAGATGCGCGAACTGTGTCCGAACCCTGAACCTGCTCACTGATACTGGCCGGGAACCGTATATACCCAACCGAAGAATCACTCCCGGTAACAGCTTCTGACAACGACGCCGGAAACACCGCCCTGCCCAATACTGAGTCCGATCCGGTGGCCGTCTCCGATATGTTGCCAAAGAACACAAACGAAGAAATCAGACTGTCCGCACCGGTCGCGGTCTCTGATACAAGCGGGGTAAACACCGCCAAGCTGCTCACAGAATCACTGCCGGTTACCGCCTCAGAAATACTACCCGGGAACGTGATGTACCCAACACTTGCATCACTGCCGGTCGCCAGCTCGGAGAGCGAAGAGAGAAATACCGCCCTGCCTAATATCGAATCCGAACCAGTAGACAGCTCGGAAATAGAACCATTGAAAATAGCCTTGCTGCTTACCGAATCAGTCCCCGTGGCGAGCTCTGAAAGCGCGGAGGCAAAAATAGCTCTACTCGATACAGCATCACTACCTGTAGCCGTCTCGCTTGTTGCGGAGAAATACTCTACCCCGGAGAACGACGAAAAGGGTGCCCCTGAGAATGTGGCGAGGCCGAACACCCTATTTATCCCCTATTCGATAAATTAAGCAGCGTCGAGACTGAACGTATAGGTCACATTCAGCGTATCACCAGAAACCACCGAACGATCACCGGGCGAGCTAAAATCCGAAGCCGAGAACAGCGTGCCTGTGGAACCGCCCTTGGTGCTGTTGCTGACCAAAAATGCACCACCAACCGTTGACGTAGCGTTGATGTTGAACGACGCCGGAGAGGCCGAGTTGGTGGCAACCGACGGATCAGCAGTAGTCGGGGTGGCGAAAGAGCAAGTGGGGCGGGTGGCGTTGCTGTACGGCGTTACTTCCGTCCAACCAGCATGCGAGGACATCGTATCACCAGCAGCCGGGGTGTTGGAAGCGCCCGCGCCGTAGAGGCCCAGATACCAAGTCGTATTAACCGTGCCGCCAGTAAGCGCGGCGGCGTTCATATATTGCAGTCCTTGATTAACAACAAGGTTGTGCTCCTCGGCAACCCACTTCAGGTTCCCATCTTTATCGAAGCACTCCATGCGATACACGCCACCGGCCTTGGCCTTCGAGCCCTGATCAGACTTCCGGCTCAGGGTAGCGGTAACTACATCCGAAACACTGCTTTGTTCTTTCATTTTACTACTCCTTATCCTAGCCTGATAATGGCTGATGTACTTGAAGCCGTTGGGAACTCCACAGTAAACGTCGTGGTTGAAGTTTTGTTGGAACCGAAATCCAAAACACATACTGCCGGGTTGCTGCTTCCGTCGGCCTTGTAAATCAAAGCACCACGCGCCGTAATCGCACCAGACCACGACACATTTGAAAACGACCAATACGCAACAGCGCTCTCACCGGTCTGGGTGCCGATCGTCGGCACTTGGCTGATCGTCAGGGTTGAACCGCCAGCAGTATACCCAGCGTCTGCAACCTCACCAGTCGTCGTATAGCCAGTGGTATCTGCGTCCAGCGTGGCCGTGTTGGTATACAGCGCAATCTTGTATACGTCAGTTGTGCCCGTGTTGAAGTTAAAGCTCCCCGCAGGAAGCCCCGTCTTGAACGTATTGCACAGGTAGTTGCCGGTAAAGGCCATATCAGTTCACAGGAACGCGAGGCGTCCCACTCCGGTATTGATCCTGCTTCTCCATGCCATCGCCAAGGCGCTTAGCAAGCATCAGGGACTCCTGATACTTCTTCTCGTAATTGGCAATCATGTCAGGCTCACCCTTCATGAACGTGTACGCCTCGACCAACGAGCCATACAGCAGCACCGGATCGAAGTTCTCACTCAGCCACGTATAGCCACTAGCGGCGGTCGTGATCGATTCCGGATAATAGAAATAATGCAGTTCCAGCGTATACACATTATCCGGCGTCGGCCCAAGGATAAATGTCAGCTCCGTCTCATCCGTAGACACCGGGCCAAACAGAGCGTAGTACGCGGGCAACCCTGTGTCCGTGGGGGTAGGGTAGGCTTCACGAATGTAGCTCACGTCTTTATTCAGCAGGTAGCTATATGCCCCGGTGCCGTTCACCACCGCCATCGAGTACACGGCGAGGAAGTCATTGGGGCAGTTCAGGTATTTGTTATTGGCTGAAGTAGAGCCGGTAACATTTTTCCTGAGAGCAGGAAACAGCACCGTGTTGTAGATTCGCTGCTCGGCTTGGGTAATGAAGGTATTGATTTGCTCGGCGCTAGTAAGCGACACCGCTGCTCCGGTAGAGCCGGTGAACGTGGTGTTGGGGAAGTCATTTTCCAGATACCCCTTGATCGTTGTAAAAAGCGTCGAGTAATTCATCAATCACCTCAAGCCATGGGGCCGCGAGCCATCGTGCCTTTGGTAGCTGCACCAGTACCCCGGACTTTAATGCCCGAAGTTTTTGGAGCCGGGTAGCCCTTGGAGCTGACGTTGCCAGCTGACATGCGCATGTTGTTGATATAGCGCTCTGCGCCATTGTCTGTACCAACCTCAACCGCCGCAACCTTTTTAATCTTTTCCATTATTTGCTCCCTTGGTTACGAGCGCGGGCCAGATTGCGTCCAACTTTCTTCATGTCCATCGAGGTCGGGCCACCCTTTTTGAAGGTCGGCTTCATGCCCGGGTGCATGCGCTGCTCGTGTTTCCGTACGGCTTTTTTCGCGTCCATTTACATCTCCTAAGTAACCGACACGGTAACCGTGCCTAACGAAAGGGTCATAGCCAGAAAGTTTGGCGTCAGACCGGAATCAGAGGCCCTAGCCCCACCCACGGGAGCCCACCCCCACTGAATTATACGGCTACCGCCTTCCGGTGTCCCGACATCTGACGGAGATAACTGCAGCCCACTGGTGCCTGACGTCCTGTAGCTCACGTCCGGGCGGGGGTTCCTAACAGCCCAAGCGTCCTCAACAGGGTATAAGCCAAGCGACAGCTGCGGTTGATCTGGCTCCCAACACTCCGGGCAGACCAAAATATTGACGTTCTTGGTCTTGATGACCAGCGATTTGAGCTGCTTTAACTTGAACCGGAACCCACAACGATCGCACTCAGCTATCGAGTTTTTGGCGGATGCAAATCTAGTAGCCATTATACGACCTCATAATGGTTCTTTTTGCGGACATTATCCAATGCCGGGATCACCTGCAGATTGCTCGGTACATGCAGCCCGGATACTAGTGCACCCTGCAGCGGAATTACATGGTCTACGTGCCACTGGAACCCCAGCATCTTGGTCCTCAAGGCAGCTAATTCGTAGACTTCCTGCATCAGCCACCGCTCTTCCGGGCCAATCCAGCAAGGTACTCGCAACAATTTGGCGGCTTTTCGCCGCGCAACCGCCTCGTTAACCACTAACCGGCGGCGTTTGGAATACTCAGCTTTGCGCTGTTTTATTAGTTCGGGATTTGCGGCTCTAAATTCCGCAGCTGTTGCCCTATCTTTGGCCCGCACTGACTCTATGTTAGCGACTCTATGCCGCAAAGCCTTAGCTCGTAAAATATCCGGGTGCTTCTCTGCATATCTTTTGTGCTGCTCAGCAACTTTGTCCGGATTAGCTTCACGCCATGCTTTAACACGAGCATACGCCTCGGCTCTGTGCGCCTCACGATACGCTTTGTCGTACTGTCGGCGTTTTTCTGGGTCTTTGATGGGCACGGGGGCTCCTTACCCGCCTATGAACTGCTGGCGAGGCACAAACCGGATGGGAGCCGTCTCCCGGTCCTCCTCCGCAGCCAGCTGATACTGCTGCTCGTAGTCCATCTTGAGCTCCATACGGCGCTGCGGGTCCACTTCGGGAATCTTCATGGACAGGTAGTAGGCCAGCCCAGCTACCATGGCTGGCAGGAACCGGAAGGGGATGTCTTGGCCGTTGATACCGTTACCGGCATCCTGAATGCGCCGCAGCCGCCAGTACACGAACGTGTAGGTCTGGGAGTTATCCGGTTTCGGCCAGATGTGAATTTGGGGGTAGACCACGGTGTTGCTGGAGTCCGTGGCACCGGTCTTGCGCTGGAACCACACCTGAATCGGGCGACCCGTGGCGTTCTTGTTCGGGATCATGGCGTAGGTCGGCATGCTGATCCGGGAGATGTTGATGTCCTGCTGATTCACCCCCGTACCCGTCCGAATCACATGGTCCAGCAAATCGATCGTATTGACCGGCATGTCGTAGTCTGCCACGTTGTAGGTCAGCACTTGGGTGCCCTGCTCAATAGTCCACAGGTTGGTCCCACGGTTCGCCCACTCGATCGTCAGCAGGTTAAGCGACCGCCGCGCCGTGCGCAGGTCATAGCCCGAACGCAGTTCAGCCCCGCAGCGCTCAAACGCCTCTTCCACAAGGCTGTTGAGGTCAAGGTTGAAGTCGGTTGTGTCGGTCGTCTTGTAGGCCATTATCTGAACCTCGCGGTTTTCTGGGCGATGCCTTTCGGCTGTTTCACAAACTGCTTGCCCGCCTGCTTACCACGGCGCTTCGCAGCGGTGGTGGCAGCATATTCAGCGGGGCTTAGGGCCTTGATAGCGGCAGCAGGCAGATACCTCTCTCCCGTCTTGCTGGAGGGCTTTCCGGACTTGGTACGCCACTTCTGTTCAGTCCATGCCTTGAGGCTTTGCTGCTGTTTTTTCATGTTTCTCCAAATACTTAACTGCCCGCTCCAACACTTTTATGCTGTCCTGCAACATCCCTATACCCGTGTTGCATTGTTGGCACAACAGGCCACGTAATTTCTGGGTGCTGTGGCAGTGATCAACGTATAACACTCGTCCTTCTGTTTTACAAATAGCGCACTTACCACCTTGCTGCTCTTTTAATGCTTCATAATCTTCAACTTCTATACCATATCGGTCTCTGAAGTTCTTTGCCCGTATCTTGCTTTGGTTCTTTTTGCTATACCGTTTCCACTTCTCTCGGTGATACGCACGGTTTCTTTCTGGGTCTTTATACGGCACCAGAACGACCCTTAACCCCGATACCCGCCACCCTTGGCCTTATATCTCTTCGCCAGAAGCTGAGCTTTACGGGCTGACCACTGACCCGCCTTGGTACCCTGCACCGCCTGAGCCTTGATGCTCTTGAACAGCGATTCCCGCATACCCGGCTTGGTGTAGTTGCCAGCTTCGTTGACGCGGCTTGCCCCGCCCTTACTGAAAAGCTTGGTCGGCTCGGGGCCATCCTTACGGACGACCTTCCGGGCTTTGGGCATTTTACTGGGGGCGATTGCCCCCATGCCGCGGGACGGCCTCATTAGCAGACCTTCCCACCTTTGCGCATCATCTTGCCTTTGGTCTTGCCACGCTGAGCGATGCCATCAGCCGAACGACGGAAAACACCACCGCCCTTCTTCATGCCAGCTTCGGCCATCTCATGCTTGAGCATCGACTTCGGGGCACCCTTCTTCTTCATGAAGGACACTTCTTTCTTCATCATTGCTTTCGACTCTTTCATTTCGCCACCTTTCGCTTTAGAAAATTCACGACCTACGGATTGCGGAACGCCCGCTTGCTTTGCAAAGCTTTTGTTATGAGCAACCGCTTGCATGAAACGCTTCTGCTTTTCGGACACGGCTGGCATTAGATCAACCGTCCTTTCGTTTTACCACGTTGAGCAATGCCGTCTGCGGCACGTACATAGCCACCCTTTTTGAACTTCAGCTTGCCTTCACCCATCGTAGTCGCTGTAGTCGGTGCCTTCTCTTCTTTTTTACGGCGTTCCTTATCGCGAGCGTCATCCAACGCTTGCTGCTGCCCGGGAGTAAGTTTTTGTTGTTCAGCCATCATTCGTCCTTTTTACCAAGAAGTTTTTGCACCGTATCTGTTTCATAGATGCGGATGCCGGTCCAGATAATTGTGAAAAGCGCTGCGATAGACGGGAGCATATCTGCCAAAGTCCCCAAAACGGTGACGATTGAAAAACCGTCTATTAAGTGTTTAGTTGTGTCGGAAAGATGTACGTTCATGTCAGCATTTCCATGCCCGCAGGCTTTTGTTTATACGAGAGTTCGGGTCATTCGCCGTTTTCTTCGATGTCAGCTTCTTCTTCATGCCAGACATCCGAGCGCAGAAGCTGTCTCTCCTTGAGCCACCTTCGGGTTGCGGCCTCTTCAATCCGGGCTTTCCGGGATTGGCCGCGTTGTAAGAAGCCCTCCCCTTCGCGTTCAGACCACCTTTGGGATTCTTGCCTTCTTTCCTTTGCCATGCGGGACTCTTAGCCATATGCCACCCTCAGAGGTTCCTCGTTTTCCTGAATCTGGGCAGCTTTGATCATCGGATAGAGGATGTCGTTACCAAAATCACCTTGGTATTCATGCACACCAAAGTGACCCAATTTAATAGTCGGATCAATCCAAACCTCAAACCCGTGCGAGCGGGCGCGTTCACAGAAGAGGTAGTCCTCTCCGATGTAGCCTTCAGGTGTGGATTTGAAATCAAACAGCGAGTGCAGTTTGCGATTGGCAGTGGCGTCGTAGTACTCCCATTCCGGGTGGCACCGCACCAGCTCTTCTACTACTTTGCGATTGATCATCATGAAGCCGGTACCGACGTTCTTGGCGCGGACAAGGCCCATCGCGTCCATCACGACATTGCCTTCTTCGTCTTGATCCATCTTGGCGTAATACGTGGCCGGGAACTTGCGAGCGCAGCCCACACCACCGACGATGCCCTTCGTCTGATTCCATGCCAGCAGCCGGAAAATGTCGTCAGGATTGATCGACATATCAGCATCAATGAACAGCAAAGAATCACAGGAGGAGGCGAGAAAATCGCTGACCAACAGGTTACGGGCTCTTGATACGACAGAGCATCCGGAGATGGTGCCAATCTCAAACCCGATACCGTGTTCAGCAGCCTGCCGGGAGAACTGAATCAAGGCACCGACCATCTTGATCGACACCTTGAAGTCGTACGCCGGTATGGCGATAAACAGCTTTTTGCCCGACAAATCAAACTGTTGTTGGCTATTCACTTAACAGCCCCTCATCCGTAACTTGCGGTTCCCATCCGCCGAACACCCTGACAGGAGACGCGGGGGCGATCTCGTAATCGCTATACTCCGTAAAATCGTCAGGCACCAACATATTAACATGCCATCCGTCAACTCCATCAATCGTGCCAATCACGTCAACGCTGTATCCGTCGACATCCCTATTCAGGTACGCAGTCAGGTCAACTTCGTCGGGGAATTTCAAGTAGATGGCTTTCATGATGTAAGCGCCTGAAGTTGTGCGCTTGTGAATTGGTTTTGATAAATACGAGCGTTACGGATGGTGCCGAACCATTGATTATCTGAGGCGGAAGCCCTGCACCCAATTCCTATTGCCGTGCTTCCAATGCCTCCGTCAAACGCACCCGATGCCGGTGTTGCGCCATCTCCGGTGAGAGACATCGTAGAACCTCCCCATGAAACTGCGCGCTTTCGGCTACCTGTGGACATATCAGTGAGGCCAGATTTTGATACGGTAGTAGTGCCATCGTTCATCCGAAGCACTGTCGACGCATTTCCGGTTCCGTCGTTCATAAGCTGATCGGTATTCGCTGACATAGCAATTTGCGTTGCGCCAGTTGCCGCAGACCAAAGAGTAAATAGTTCCGCATAGGCGGTTCCGACTGTAGCATCCATGTTTCCCGCAAACTGATAAGTCAAAACATCAGCGTTTCTTACTACCGATGCTGTGGTGGTGGGGATGTAGGTGCTGGCGAAAGTTACGTTATTCTCGAACTGAGCGCCCCAATAGAAAGTGGCCGCTGCCGTTGCCCTAGTGTTCACAGCGTTTGCAGTTACTTGTTGCGCTTGATGTGAAAAGGCAGTAACGCCGTTGTTCGGCGCACCGGACA